GCAACACCAAGTGTTGTAACTTTATCAGAAGTTATTTCATTTGACCCAACTGCTGCTTCTGCAACAGCTGTTAGAATTGGAACTTCATCATCTTCAGGTGAAACTTTTGTTTTACCAACAGGTGCTGTACCAATTTCTTTCATGACTATTGGCGGAGCAACAGGTGGTACTAACCCAACAGTAGATATTGGAACATCAGCAGACGATGATGGTTTCTTTAACGAAGTAGACTGTGATACTAAAGGTACTTTAAAAGGTGCTGATGGTGCATTAGTCGTTGCAGGAGGAATTACTGCAGCTTCTACTGTTACAGGTAAAGTTGGTTCATCTGCAGCTACAGGCGGAACAGTAACTGGTGTATTTACATACACAGTTGTTGACGCTGGCTTAGAAGGTTAATAATTAATTTAGTGTGGACCTTCGGGTCCACACAAATTTCAAGGAGAAAATAATGAAGGGTGATGTAAAAGCAGTTAGAGTTACAGGAGCTGGAGCAGTATTTGCAGGAAGAACAAGATTAAGAGGTATAGTTCTTGTTTCTGATAGTGGAGGATCTGCTGGAGGAATAACTTTACAAGATAATACAGATAGCACAACTTTGTTTCAAGGTGACGTTGCAAATGGTGACGTATTTGCATTAAATATTCCAGAAGATGGAATTTTGTTTCCAGGTGGAATGAAAGTATCTGCAATACCAAACGTAACAGCAGCGACTTTATTGATTGATAAGTAGGAGGTTAAATAATGGCATATGCTACAACCTCTAAGTTTGAATCAACTTTCTATATTGATGATATAATTACTGAAGCCTATGAACGTATAGGCATGTTTGATTATTCTGGTAATAATATAAAAACAGCAAGACGTTCTTTAAACATAATGTTTCAAGAATGGGCTAATAGAGGTTTGCATTATTGGGAAGTAGCAAATAACTCTATTACATTAGTCAACGGCCAATCAGAATATACAATGTATAGAGACACATCTGATGGCACTTCTGATGCAACAGCAGTTTATGGTGTAGATGATATATTAGAAGCTGTCTACAGAAATTCTTCCTCAGTTGATTTTCCTCTTACGAAAGTAAACAGATCAGCTTATCAAGGTCTTTCAAATAAAACTCAAACAGGTACACCTACACAATATTTTGTTCAAAGATTTATAAACAAAGTCACTATTACTTTGTATTTAACACCTGGCTCAACTGAAGCTGGAAATACAATTAATTACTATTATGTAAAAAGAATTAAAGATGCAGGAGCTTATACCAATGAAGCAGATGTTCCATATAGATTTGTTCCTTGTATGGTTTCAGGGTTGACTTATTACTTATCTCAAAAATTTGCTCCACAAAGAACACAGGAATTAAAATTATTATATGAAGATGAATTAAAAAGAGCTCTTGAAGAGGATGGTTCTTCATCTAGTTCTTTTATAACTCCAAAAACTTATTATCCAAATGTCTAATTTATCAAAAGGAAAATACGCACAATTTATTTCAGATCGTTCTGGGATGGCTTTTCCTTACTCAGAAATGGTAATAGAATGGAACGGATCAAGAGTCCATGTTTCTGAATTTGAAGCAAAACATCCACAACTAGAACCAAAACCAACTGCAGCAGACGGTCAAGGATTACAAAATGCAAGACCTCAAATTTTTCCATCTAATCAAATTGGTGGAGGAAATATGGTGGCTAATTTAACTTTACCAGGAGATTTTTCTTTTGAATCAAGCGGCATGGTTCCAGAAGATGGATCAGTTGCAAATAATAAAAGACAAGCATCACTATCTTTAGGCAACGTAAATATAACTGGAGATGTAGGTAATAATTTAGCTACTCCTACTTCTGTAACATCAAGTCTATCTTTAAATAGCGTTACAATTACAACTACTGCAGTTACAATTTATGCAGTAACAGTTGCTAATACTGGATATGGAAATAAATATTATATAGATGGAGTTCAACAAGATACTTTATCTTTAACAATAGGATCAACATATAGATTCGATCAATCTGATTCTTCAAATGCAGGTCATCCATTAAGGTTTTCAACAACAAGTGGCGGCACACATTCTGGTGGAACAGAATATACAACAGGTGTTACTACAAATGGAACACCTGGATCAACAGGTGCTTATACTCAAATAACTGTTGATGCAAGTGCACCTAGTACGTTATACTATTATTGCACAAACCATTCTGGAATGGGAGGCCAGATTAATATATCATGACATATGATCAATTAGTAACAAAAATTAGAGATTATACAGAAGTGGATGCAAATGTTTTGACATCCACTATTATTAATGGTTTTATCGAAAATGCAGAATTTAGAATCATGAGAGAGATAGATTCTGATCAAAATAAAAGATATGCAACAGCAACTCTTGTTAATGGTCAAAGATTCATAAATACACCACCTAACACATTGGTAATTAGATCTGCTCAAATAATAGATTCAGATGGTGTGGCATCTGCAAACAATAGAGAATTTTTAGAATATAGAGACACTAGTTTTATGTCTGAATACAACCCTGCAGAAAACACTGGAGTTCCAAAATATTATGGTATGTGGGATGATAATACTTTAGTTTTTTCACCTACTCCAAACGCCACTTATGAGATTCAATTAAACTATATCTTGAAAAACCCAGGCTTATCTAGTAGTAATACTACTACATACATAAGTACAAACTTTCCCAATGGACTTTTGTATGCATGCTTAGTTGAAGCATATGGTTTTTTAAAAGGACCAACCGATCTATTGCAATTATATGAAGGCAGATACAAACAAGCAGCTGAATCTTTTGCAATAGAACAAATGGGAAGAAGAAGACGAGATGAATATCAAAGTGGTGTTCCTCGAGTTGGTAAATAAGGAGATAAAATATGGCTATAACACAAGCGATTGCAAATGCATTTAAAAAACAATTGTTAGAAGGTGATCACAACTTTAAACAAACAGGTGGTGATAAATTTAAGTTAGCTCTATACACTTCTTCAGCTACTCTAAACTCAACTACAACTGCTTATTCTACAACTAATGAAGTTGGTGCTAGTGGTCAATACGCAGCTGGTGGTGGAGCATTAGTTAATGGTGGAACTTCAATTGGTTCTGGAACCGGTAAAGGTGTTGCAATAGTAGACTTTGCGGATTTATCTTTTACTGGTGTGACTTTAACTGCTAGAGGAGCTTTAATCTATAATACTTCATCTGCTACTACAAATGCAGCTGTTGCAGTTTTAGATTTTGGAGGAGATAAAACAGCTACTGCAGGAACTTTCACAATTCAGTTTCCAGCGTTTACAACTTCAGCCGCTATTTTAAGAATATCTGGATAGGAGGATTAAGTGGCTCTTGTTTTAAACGATAGAGTAAAAGAAACTAGTACAACAACTGGTACAGGAACTTTAAATCTTGCTGGGGCAGTTCAAGATTTTGAAGGGTTTGTTGCAGGTATTGGAACCGGTAATACAACTTATTATTCTATCGTAAATACAGGTACAGGTGAGTTTGAAGTTGGTATTGGAACCGTAACCGATGCCACTCCAGATACTTTATCAAGAGATACAATTTTGTCTTCATCAAATAGTGATGCAGCAGTAAATTTTTCAGCAGGAACTAAAGATGTATTTTGTACACAACCTGCAAGTAAAGCAATTTTTAAAGATGCAAATGGTGATCCTGTTGGAGCAGCAAGTAAATCCTTTGTAATGGGAATGGGAATGGTATTATAAAATTATGGCACAAAGTTTTACAAGAACATTTAGCAGAAATATCGGAACAGCAGATGCAAGAATTTTGACTACAACGTCAACAGATGCTGTTATTGGGATTAGATTATCGAATACAACAACTTCAACAATCAATGTTGATTTTAGTATTGTGAACGGTGGTTCTAGATTTTATTTAATCAAAAATGCGCCAATAGTAAGTGGCGGATCACTTGAATTAATTGACGGGGGATCAAAATTTATTGTAGCGAACAATGATTTCTTAGAAGCAAGATCAGACACTGCTTCTAGTCTTGATTGTTGGCTATCATATATCGCACAAGTAGGAACGTAAGGAGAATCATGGCCTATTTAGGAAACGCACCAAAAGGAAATTTACTAACCATGAACTCCTCGCAGTTCTCTGGTGATGGTTCAACTGTAAACTTTACTCTTTCACAAACTGTTGGTAACACCAACGAAGTAGAAGTTTTTGTGGGAAATGTTCGTCAGGATCCTAACTCAGCTTACACTGTTTCTGGTGGTACAACTTTAGCTTTCACAGCTGCACCGCCAACAGGAACTAATAATATTTATGTAGTATACCAAGGTAAATCT